CTTGCTGAAACCGCAGAAGCTATGGTACAGATTGCATTCATCCAAATCATGCTTAACAAATTTATCGAATGAAATCAAAACAGCTTCTTAAAACAGGAAATATTTATTCAAATTTAGGAAAAGAAGGAGATATCTATGATTTTACTTTAAAAATAGTAGGCTTAAAAGATGGTGCATCACTGAGGATAACCAAAGGTGTTGTTTCTGGTAATATTGAGAGGATAGAAAAAGATGGTATTTATAAGATATATCAGCCACTTGAAACAAGTTGGGATCAACTTCGAATTTATATTGTTATAAGTAATCCAAACTTGGTTGACCTTAATATTACCATCGAACAACTACCCATCTACCCCGGCGCACTTGTCTTTGACGGAGTAGACGATTACAGTACCTGTAATAACTTCCCTATTCCAACTAAAGAAAAGGGATATACGGTTGTAGCGTTGAGACAGTGGATTACAAGGGGTGAAATAGCCCAAGGATTAGTATCTAATGTAAAGGATTGGTTCAATGATGGTGCCTTCTTGTTAGAATATCGTAATGTAAATGCCAATTATTTTAATAGTCCGATGTCTTTTGGAACAATAGGGAGTGAAAAGGATTTACCACACATCCTTACTTATCAGACATCTAAAAGTTATAATGGTGTTTCGATTATAACTGGTAATTTTACAGGAACAGATGTGCTATATGTTGGAAAATTAGCTACAAGAAATGTAGGAATTTGTATTAACGCTGCTATTTGGGAACTTGTATTTCTCGATCACGACGCCACCGAAGAAGAACTGACCAAGATCAAAGACTACTTCGTTAAAACCTATCCATGGCTCTTTCCCGACCAGGCATGGACAGTGGTAGGCAAAACCAACGAGGACGAAGATCGTGCTACTATTACCAACATTACGGGCAATGGGAATGATCTTGTACTGTCGAATTTTGGGTTTGCAGAAGGGAGCGGGTACAATGAAGAAGGTGAATATGCTGGCTATCTGGTTACTGATGGGGTGGATGATAAAGTTCAGAGCTCTAGTTTTACAATGAACGAAGATTGGACGATTGTTGGAGATTGGGAATTGTTATCAAATGTTCAGATCAATTGTGGCATTGTAAAAGCTCAAAATGTTTATCTGTATAACATTGCTAATGGATTGCTTATATCTATTAATAATCCACTTAGTTTACAAAGTTTTGGAACTAAATCATTGCATGCTATTTGCTCAGATGGTAGATTATATGATCGAAATTGGGTTGAGTATGAATATACCGTAGATCAAAATTTTGCGATCGTTGAATCAAGTTTGAATATAGGATTTAACTTAAATAATTATACCCAAATAGCTTTTAAAAACTTAGGCATCTACAACAATCAGATTCTTTCCAAAGACGACTGTATCAAAGCCTACAACTACCTCCAAACCCTAAAAGCAAAGTAACATTAAAAATTAATTGAATATGAAATACGCAATTGTAGACATCGTGTGGTGCAAGTCCCACGGAATAGAAGTCCTGCCGGAAATGAGGACGAGTACGGATCAAAGCAAGGTGATCTTGCATGAGGAATTTCTATCACCTTTCGGCGAAGAGGAATTTCCGAAATATGAATCTACGGACCCAGAGTTTATAGATCTGCTGGCAAGCGAAGAATGGGCTTTGCCGGAAGGTGTAGAGATTAACAGGGAATTTAGCCGGTTACTGGCTCTTGACCAAATGGACAAGGAGGCTACCGAAAAGATCAATACATACGGCTTAACGGCATCTGAAGCATTACGAATTAAGAACCGGCATCCGATATGGAAGGTTGGAATTGATGTTAACAAGGGAGATCGATATCAGGAAGGTGACAAACTATTTGAATGCGACCTGGCTCACCGAACACAAGAAGACTGGCGTCCGGGACAAGGGGCACATTCGCTGTGGCACGAAGTTACCGAAGAACATACCGGTACTATTGACGATCCGATACCCTATAACGAAGGTCACGACCCCTTATTTGCTGGTATGATCCTCGAAAGCGGTAAGTATTACAAGCAGGATAATGTAACCTATAAGTGTACACGGGATAGCGGAATAGCCTTGGTGCAGGACTTATCCGCATTGGTTGGTCACTACGTAGAAGTCGCCCGGTAGATAAGTTTATTCCGCCTTTTGTGCCGGGCGGCATCTAAATTCGACACGTACTTTAATGACAAGTTATTATGATTTGGTTAATAGTTATTTCTATGTTGATTATTGCGGCCTATACGACCGCTGTATGCATTAAGCAGAAAGGTATACCTTATTCAATCAGTGCTACTTTCTATGCAATTGAACATAAAGGATGGTTTCGTTTTACAATGTGGGCTTCTCCTATGGTGTTAATGCCAGCGATATTAGAAGTCAGTAAACCGGGTACGGAGTTTCTAGCTTACCTGGCGTTGGCCGGGATGATCGTTGTCGGGTGTTTTCCAGATTACAAAGCGGATAAATTCCAACACCGGGGACATATAGCCGGTGCAATGATGGCAATATTATTCTCTCAGACTTGGGCGGCTTTAAACTTCTGGCCTATGCTGCTCGCTTGGCTTCCATATGTTAGCTATACCGCACTAAACATGGCTAAGCAAGAAGAAGGAACATTCAAGGATAAATATATAGAAACGAAGCCTATGTTCTGGATTGAAATATTCTCTTTTGGGGTGATATACCTAATATGTCTCATGCTTAGAATTTAAAATAAATCCGCCTCCAGACTATCACAGACAGGAGGCGGCGTGTCGAACAGATTACCTATTTGGCAACCATTAATGGTACAAAGGTAATAATTCAAATCAAAAATGTATGGGTACATCTGTTAAAGTAGTGACGTTATCGGCATTCTATATGGAATTTTATGCTTTGATGTGGGATATGAGATGGTTGATGTTGTTGTCGCTTGTGCTGGTCGTAGCAGATCTGTGGTACGGGATTAGCAAGGCAAGAAGACGCAAAGAAGAAGTCCGTATTAGCCGGGCAATCCGTCGAACACTGATCAAGATCGGTGATTATATATGTGTGATAATACTCGCTGCGGTCTTGGGCAAAGCGATTGGGCAACCACTCGGTATAGATTATAGCATAATGGCTGTATGCTGCATGTGTCTTGCTTGTTACTGCGAACTGGAAAGCGTCATCAGCAATTATTGCGAATGTAAAGGCATCCATTATCATATCAGTTTATGGAGTTTGGCAAAAGGACTTGTCGGTATTAAAAGCAAAGAATTGCAGGAAGTAATAGAAAACAGTATCATAGAAGAGAATAAAGAAAATGAAAAAGATTGACACAATTATCATCCATTGCTCGGCCACCCATGCCGGACAGGATATCAAAGCTAAGGATATTGATCGTATGCACCGTGCACGCGGTTTCAGCCAGATTGGCTATAACTATGTAATCAACTTGGACGGAACTGTAGAAACCGGTCGGCCACTCACGATCGCAGGGGCACATTGTATCGGTTACAATGATCATAGCATCGGGATCTGCTATATCGGTGGCCTTGATGCTAACGGTAAACCCTCCGACACCCGGACCCCGGCACAGAAAGCGGCAATGGACGATCTGATAAACGATATTTGTCAGGTATACGACATCGTCGAACTGCTCGGACATCGCGATACGTCACCTGATCTAAATAATGATGGCGTAGTTGAGCCGTTTGAGTTTATCAAATCATGTCCCTGTTTCGATGTCAGGGATGAGTACAAATCCTTTCTCAAACCTATAATTGTTAAACCGTAATCTCTGTGATTTATGGATAAAGAATCAAAAAACGAATTGATAGGCGGGTTGATTGGGTTAGTGGTAATAGTCCTGTTCTGCCTGCTTACATCTTGCCGTACGCAAGTCCGTTATGTCCCGGTTGAAACGGTCAGAATTGATAGCGTGTTCTTTAACTCGACCCGGATCGATAGCGTGCTTATACATGATTCGGTCTCTGTAATCCAAAGAGGCGATACCGTTGCCGAATATCGGTACAGGTACATATACAAGTACAAGGACAGGGTAGACACGCTATATATAAACCGGACAGATACTATCCGAGTGCCATACCCGGTCGAAATTGAAAAGAAATTGACAGTTTGGCAACGAACGAAAATTGAGGTCGGGGGCTGGGCTATAGCTGTTATCATTGTTACAATACTGATCGTCGTTGGTCGGATGGTCTACAAACTAAAGAAATAGCTTTTTGTTCATAGTCGCTCTTTTTGGGGCTTTAGAGATAAAAGAAAAGCCCCCAACGTTTTCTAAGTTATTCCCCAATAAATTAAAAAAGACATAAATAAACGTCCGCACGTTGGAGGCTTGATATCTTCAACGCGAACGTTTATTTTTGTTTTAAATTCTATTTATTGGGGTGCGACAAAGATAAACATAAAAATTAAAACAATATGTGCAAATCGGAAATCTTTGCCACTATAATGAAAGTCGTCTCCATGGAGACGGAAGTATCAGAATCTCTGATACTGTCAGATTGTAAATCAACAGACACAGTGGATGCTCGATATCTATTGGTGTATTTTCTCTCACAGAGCGGATTATATCCACCTTCTATCGCCTCCTATATACACAAAACTAATCGATCGGTAAACTATATTTTGGCTAATTTCGAAAACCGTTTAAAACAAGGAAAAATAATGAGAGTATATATGGAAAAGATAAAGAAGTCTTTAGGAAATAACTGATTCCCTACCTGTTTTTATGATTATAGTTTTGTGATGCGGTTAATGTTGACCGTAATTCAATGTAAATAAAATGGAAGCAGAAAAAATTATTTGTTGCGACAGAGGCGACAACGACAATGCGCTTGCAGCTGCTATTTTAGCAGGTAACAACCGTCGGGACAATGACGGGCTGTATGCTCTGTTAGCTAATCAGCGCAACAACAACGATCCGATGGCGATGGCTGCTATGATGAATGGCGGCATGGGCGGACAGTGGAACAACCCTTTCATCTACCTTGTATGGATGATGTTTGCACAACGTATGTGGGGTAACGGTTGTGGGGAAAATGGAGGATGTAATAATCCGCAAATTGCAGCCTTACAGAACCAAATGCAGGATAATCACAACAGTGACCTGATCTTACAGGGTATCGGAAATAACACCGGTGCTGTTCGCGAGCTTGCTGCTAACCTTAATTGTGACTTCAACACATTGAACTCTGCAATTTGTGATGTTCGTGCAGGCATTGATCGTCTGGCTGGGCAGCTTGGATTCTCGGCAGAAAGAGTAATCAATGCTGTAAACATGGGTAACTGCAACGTTATCCAGGCTCTGAAAGATTGCTGCTGCACTACACAGAAAGCAATACTGGAAATGGGCTACCAAAACCAGTTGGCAATGTGTCAGCAAACAGGAGAATTGAGAAATGGCCAGCGTGATATCGGCGTTGCCATCTCGCAAGGATTCGCTGCTACGGCTTTCCAAGCACAGCAGGATAAGTGTGATATCATCCGATCCGGTCAAGACAATACGCAGCGCATCATTGACACGCTGAACAACCATTGGAACCAGGATTTGCAACAGCGTTATAACGATGCCCGACTTGAACTCAGTCAGCTTCGTCAAAACGCAACACTTATTGCCGCATTAGGCAAAACCACAACGACTGCCTAATAAAATGTTTAACCGATTAAGCCGGAGGATTTTCTTCCGGCTTAATCATTAAAAAGATAGGTTATGTTATTTAAAGATTTAAAACCCGGCTATCCGGTATACATACTTCAAAAAGAAAATGAACCAAGAGCATTTCAAGGAAAAACGATCAAAGTTTCGGAACCTTATTTTCCGCCTGCTCCTATCGGTCAAATGCCGTCTATGAGCACAACTCAGCGAGTTGTTGATGTCACGTTGGAGGCAAATGGCGTAACCAATACTTATTCAATTCCTGAAACACTTTCGGTTACATACGCAAACAACCTGGTTCTTTCCACCGATCGTGACGGTATGCTTCGTGATGTAGAGTCAATGAAAAACCAGAGTTTGGAGATTGTGAATTCCGTTGAGAAGCATAAAGCGATTGTTGATAGCTGCGACAAGATATTGGAGGAATGGAATCCTGCTTTTGCAGAGAAAAAAGAACAGGATAAGCGTATTTCCGGTCTGGAAGAAAAAGTAGAAGGTATCGGAAAAATGCTATCCGATTTTATCAATGAATTTAAGAAGTAAGGCCATGAAAATATATTGTGCATTTGTCAAAGTCAAAGAAAAGGACGAATCCTGCCATTTTAACGAGGAATCAGCTAAGAAAGCGGTATCCGGTATTCGTTATACAGACAGGTCAGGAATGGAACATGTAGGTGCTCACTGGACACCGGAACAGATTGAGATTGCGACAACCTCAATGAAGTTTCCTGAAGGAACAACTAAGTGGGACAAGTATGTTGCATTCAATTCCTTCTATGCCGATTTGAACAAAATTTTCGATGAAGCTGCTATCCTCAAAGCTGCCCATTCTTTTTATTTCGCGGATGAAGATGCCCCGGCAGGTAAAATCAAAAAATATATTGGCGCAATGAAGAATAAATAA